AATCGACATTATGCTCCTAAAAACCGACATCACGCTGCAATTGCAGAGTGCAATCATCTCACCCTAACGGGTGAATTATACCTTATGGTGTAAAAATATTTTTGAAATACCACTTAATATACCACGCATTGACTATATTTGTACAACGTTAAAATAAATTAAATCAAATGGTAGAAACATCAGGAATTGGGTACTCACCCAAGGATTTGCAGTTCGGAAGTGAAGGAAGAAAGAAACTTATCAGTGGTGTCGTTAAGATGTCAAAGGCTGTTAAGTCAACTCTTGGACCAAGTGGTAACACTGTGCTTATTGAGAGTCCGCATCACACACACGGCATCACAGTTACGAAGGATGGCGTAACAGTTGCCAAGTCGATTGACCTTATTGACCCATCGGAGAACCTTGCTGTTAAGATGATGAAAGAGGCAGCAGACAAGACAGCTACTGCTGCAGGTGATGGAACGACAACGGCTATTGTTTTAACAGAGGGATTAGTACTTGGCGGTCTTGAGTATATCAAAGACGATATGAACAGAACCGAGGTATTAAGACATATGGTGGACATTAGTAACAAGGTGGTGGACAAGTTAAGACGTAAGGCAAAGAAGGTCAGCAGTGCAATGCTATTGGACGTGGCGGCTATATCTGCAAACAATGACAAAGAGATAGGACGAATTATTGCAGAGGTTTATAAAGACGTGGGTAAGACAGGTATTGTGACTGTGGAAAGAAGCCAAACATCAGAGACATATGCAGAGACAACTAAGGGGTTAAAATTTGATAGAGGATATTTGAGTCCGATGTTTATAAATGATGCCAAAAAAGATGAGTGTGTCTTTGAGGACACTATGGTCTTGGTATGTGATATGGAGATAGTAAATATTTTACAGATTGAGAACGTATTGAAACCAATTATCTCCGAGGGAAAAAAGTTGTTAATTATTTCTCCGTGTAACACTAATGTTATAAATACACTTGCAGCGAACTCAGTTAAGGGTAACTTAAAAGTAGTTGCAGTTGCTCCACCAAATTTTGGATACAAGCAGCACGAGTTGATGCAAGACATTGCGATTAGTGTAGGTGCAACTTACTATAGTGAGAAAACAGGTGATGACTTAAGCCATATCAACTACGGTGACTTGGGTCACGCAGGTAAGGTGATAGTTAGCAAGGACAAAACTGTGATTATAAGAAGTACAGCTAAAGCTGACGAGGCTTTAGTTGATGAAAGAGTTAAGCAGTTATGGGACGCACACAAAGAAGCTACTAAGAAGAATGACAAAGACTTTTTGTTGGAGCGTATTGCGTCACTTACGGGGGGAATAGGTGTAATATTTGTTGGTGGTCAGACTGACCTTGAGCAGAAAGAGTTGTATGACAGAGTTGATGACGCTGTTTGTGCAGTAAGGTCTGCTTTAGAGGAAGGGATACTACCGGGTGCAGGAAAAGCGTTACTTGACGAGAGTGCCGAGTTGGGTGATGATACTAAAAGTGTAGAGTACAATGCTGCATTAAGTATTGTTCGCAATGCATTGATGTCTCCATTCCAACAGATACTTGCTAACGCAGGACTAAAGCCAAGTGACGTGTATAAAGAAGGCACACCTGTTGGTCACGGGTACAATCTTAAGACCGGTCAGATGGGCGACTTGATTGAGATGGGTGTTATTGACCCGTTAAAAGTTACAAGGTCAGCGTTGCAAAACGCAGTCAGTGTAGCTGTAACCATCCTAAGCACTAATGCAATCATTACAATGGCACGTACATATGAGCAGCAGCAATAAAAAAATACTCAATGTCTCGTTTAATGACGAGCAGTTCTTGATAGAGATGATAGCTTCTGAACTAATTACGGATGGGTTTAGTGCTGATAATACAGTTGTTATAACAGTATCTACAGACTACTCATCCATAATTGGTCAGACTTTAAGGCACTTACTTAGTTCAAATGGCGAGATTTGTGATGGATTTGGGGTTGATGTACCTTATCCTGACGAGCATTGGGACGACAAGTACATAGGTGAGTTAGATAGTGTCATTGCAATTTATGGACATAAGCTGCAAAACAAAAGAGTACTATTAGTTGAAACAGGTGTTATAAGAGGAGGAAACTATACTTTCTTAGACAACTACTTAAGACAAAGAGGTATTGCAGACATCTACACGGTGGCAATGTTTGAGAATGTAGGGTCTAGTTATAATTCAAACTATGTAGGTGAGTACTATAATGACAAAACCGAGGACTTAACTTTTTGGTGGGAGATGGACAATAATCATTGGAAATAAAACAAAACAAAATGAAACCAATAGGCAAATACTTGATTATCAAAGATGTACAAGAAAACATCAAGACTGAGTCGGGACTGATACTATCAGGAGAAGATACCAACCAACTACGTTACAAGCGTGGAGTGGTAGTTGCTCCCGGTACTGATGTAAGTGTTATTCACGAAGGAGATGAGTTGTATTACGACAAAGCACATAGCTTTACAATGCTAATTGATGACGCTCAGTATACGATAATATCCGAAAGAGATGTGGTAGTAGTACTTTAGTCTTCTTCTTTTGAAGGAGTTCTTGCTATTGCTCGTTTTTCTTTTTGATACTTGTTCATTTCCAAAATCATATTACGATAGACTTTGTCGTTATATTTTACATTCTTAGCAAACATAGGGTTAGACGATAAGCTAGTGGGGATTTCTTCCCCATTTAGTTTTCTATAGATGTCTAGTACTACACGAGTAGCCTTGTAAGACAATTGGTATAGTGCTCTAGAGCGTGGTCCACGTCCTTTCCTAAATGTTTCAATCCATCCTTCTTGGTGTAGTCTAACAAATCTGTCTACTTCCCAACTTACAAGTTCAGCAAATCTATCAAAGTCTTTTCTTCCGAAGTAACTTTCAGAGTAAAGGAATAGGATAATGTCTAAGTCTGCTTGACCCAATCCGTGTTTTGCCTTCATATAGTAACGGATGACCCTCCAAAATTTTAGGTAATCATTTGGTGGTGATTTCATTTCATTAAATTTTATTACATTTGTACTGTAAAGTTAATAATTTTAATTTATGGTACAAGAGAAATATGTAGGCACACTACAGCAAACATTGGACGCTATTACATTTAAGAATGAGCAAGCAAGAAAAATTAAAGCTATTCAAGAAGGTAAAGAGAAATTAAAAGACGGACTAGGCAGGGCTAAGGCAACTAAACAAAGTGCTGTTAGTCGTATTAAAGGATTAAAAGGTTTACAAGGTTTACAATCATTATAAAAAAATAAAAAAGAAAAAGATGAAATCAACTCCAAACTTACCGGCATCTTCAAGAATGCAAATGCCTTCAGGTGGTGGTCCTCAAATTAAAAATGCTTTAAAAGCAAAAGCGTTATCTATGACAGGTGGTGTTCCTTCTAAAGGAAAGATTACAGGTGCAGGTAAAGGTGCTACTGCTAAGTTAAGCAAGGCAAAGTATTAATTTTAAAAATCAAACGTTATGGCAAAGTCAAAACTAATTGATGAAGTAATTCAAGAAGATGTAGTGGTATCTGAAGAAGTAGTTGCTGAAGTAAAGAAGGCAGTTGCTCCAAAAGATGAATACGTTTTACCTGAGTTAAAAGAAAAAGACAAGGTTCAAACACCGGGTCATTCAAGAAGAGATTTTAGAAACTAATTTATATGGCTGATAAGTCAAAAATGCAATGTAACCGTCCTACTGCCTCGGATAGACCGGGGAAGAAGAAAATGGTTAAAGCCTGTTCCAATGGGGAGGAGAAACTCCTCCACTTTGGAGCAAAAGGATATGGGAATAACTATTCCGCTGCTGCTCGCAAAAGTTTTAAAGCAAGACATAGTTGCGATACAGCTACAGATAAATTAACTCCAAGGTATTGGGCTTGCAAAAACTTATGGGCAGGACCGGGTGGTTCAACAACAAGTAATCCTAAGGGTCGTAAAGGAAAATATTAAATCTAATTAAATGGAACAACAAAATAAAAGTAAAGGTCTTGGAGATACAATTGAGAAAATAACAACTGTAACAGGAATAAAAAAAGTAGCTGAAGCTATAACTAAAGTTACAGGAAAAGATTGTGGATGCAAGGCAAGAAGAGACGCATTAAATAGAGCATTTCCTTATCAAGATAAAAAATAAAAAATATGTCAGTTTTTAAAACAACATTTTCAAGAGCATTAAGAGTTATACCTACTGATAATGCGGTTGTTCCTTCTCCTCAAACTATAAGTACAGGAACAAATACTTCTGCTGTAGCCAATCAATTGGTTAACTCAGCAGGCGACTTCCTAAACTTAAACGTAGCCGTTGGTGATGTTGTTTACAACACAACTGATGGAACAGCAGCAACTGTGGTATCTGTATCAAGTGCAACTGTAGTTGTTCTTAATGCAGACATATTCACAGCTACTTCTAAGACTTATGTTATTTATCAGCAATCTCCTCAAACAAGTTATGGCAACAATGGTTGTTATTTGTTTATTGGCGGTGCAGGTAATGTAGCAGTTACAACTATCGGTGGTGATGACGTTATATTTAACGCAGTTCCAATTGGAACAGTACTCCCGGTACAAGTATTGAAGGTTAAGTCTTCAGGTAGTGGTACCACTGCAACACTTATTAACGCACTTTGGTAAAATAACGGGTTATGGCAAAAGCAACAAGCGGGAGTTCTTATATCAAGAAACCAAAGAAAAGAGGTGTGGCTGCAAAAAATCAGACAAGCACCAACAAGGCAAGTAAATTATATAAAAAACAATACCGAGGTCAAGGACGATGAAATACATTCAATACCTTATAGCATCTATTTTGCTTTTGTTCGCCCCAATACACGGGTTGTTGATTGCAGTTGCTTCAGCTATAATCCTTGATACAATTACAGGAATCTTTAAGTCAATCAAGTTAAACGGGTGGAAGAGCGTGAGAAGCAGGAAACTATCAAACATCGTAAGTAAGATGTTATTATATGAAGTATGTGTGTTGTTTTTGTTCTTGATGGACAAGTATTTATTGAATGAGTTTATAAAGCACGCATTTGGATTTGACTTTATGTTTACCAAGATATGTGCTATCTTGCTTATGTTCATTGAGTTGGTATCTATAAAAGAGAATATTGAAGAGGCTTTTAAGATTGACCTATGGGCAATGCTTAAGAAAATATTGAATAGAGCCAAGGAGATAAAGACTGACATCAACGATATTAAATGAAAGACCAAGTTACTTTAGATAGAATTAAACTGCTTCATCCAAAACTACGAGATGAGGCAGTCTTGTTATATGACGAGATTTGCAAGGCATTGACAGGTAAAGCTATCTGCAGGTTTACTCATACGCACAGGACCTTTGCTGAGCAGGACGCATTGTACGCTCAGGGAAGAACCAAGAAAGGCTCTAAGGTTACAAATGCTAAGGGAGGTCAGTCATACCATAATTATGGATTGGCAATTGACATAGCACTACTTGTAGATAAGGATGGCAATGGTACATTTGAGTCGGCAAGTTGGGATACCAAGACTGACTTTGATGGTGACAAGAAGGCTGATTGGCAGGAGATTGTATCTATTTTTAAAAGATATGGTTATGAATGGGGAGGTGATTGGAAGTTCGTAGATGCTCCTCATTTTCAAAAAAACTATGGATATTCCATAGTTACCTTACAACAATTACATAACACAGACAAAGTTGATAAGAATGGCTTTGTCCTAATCTAATACCTATGGGGAAATACTTTATATTGGCGTTAACTATTCCCCTTCTATTCAGTTGTGCAGCAAGGAAGGTGGCTGTTGCTAAGACCCAAGTTCAAACATATACTGATAGTGTTTCAGTAGAACGTAAAGATAGCGTAGTTTTTCAGCAGAATGCTATTATTATTACTGATAGTAGTGAGGAAATAGAGGTAACCCCTATTGATACGGCTAAGCCTATTATTATTGGGGAAACCAAATACTTTAATGCTACCGTTAAGATTAAGAAGGTGAGAAAATCATTGGTAGACGCTACCAAAGTAGTGACTACACAATCTATTCAGAAACAGGTTACATTACAAAAAAATATTAAAGAGAAGGGATTTGAGAAGAAAGTTGACAAGAAAGCAAACTACTTTGTTTATTTATGGTTACTATTAATTCCAATTGGATGGTGGGTATGGAAAAGGTTCATACTAAAATGATAATTTTTATTTACTATATTTGTACAAATTAAACAATCAAATCAAATGGCAAATTTAACAGCAGAAGAATTAGACTTTATTAAGACAGGTTCAGCAGAGTACACTAAGATAAAAATAGGTCTTGGCGAACTTGAATTACAAAAGCAAGGATTAATTAAACAGGCACACACTATTGTAGAGGCATTTACAAACAACGAGAAAGTTCTTATTGATAAGTATGGTGCTGATTCAGTAATCAATATGCAAACAGGTGAAGTAACTCAAAAAGAAAAAAATTAAAACTATGGCACCCAATAAATTCTTAGGAATGCTTTTTCAGTCAAGAGATATTACGCACTTGACTCATTTAGATACAAGGTCTTTTGCAGAACATAAGGCACTTAATGCTTATTACGATGGCATTTTAGAGTTGACTGACTCATTTACTGAAAAGTTATTTGGTCGTAGTGGTCGTCTTGAAATAACTATCCCTGAGTCTAAAAAACAAGACGCTGTTACCCATTTAAAGGGTATGCAAGCGACTCTTGAGGCTGAGAGAGATAATTATGCTTCAGACTTACAAAATATTATGGACGAGATGTTAGGTCTTGTAAATGAAACCTTATATCTTTTAACATTAGTTTAAGATGAAAATTAACTCATACACTATTATTGCTCTTCCTAAGTTAGATGATAGACTTGTTGGAACAAGCGTTGATGGTACGCCACCAAATGGAACCTATAACTTTACTCCGGCAGAGTTATTGGCATTATTTGAAGCAAACTTTAACGCTCCGGCTATTGTTATTGCTGATACTCCTCAGTATGCAGATAATGCTGCAGCTTTAGTAGGAGGATTAGTTGCAGGTCAAATCTACAGAACAGGAGATGCATTGAAGATAGTACATTAAAACTTTATAGCGGATGTCAAAGATTAGTATATATGAGGTAACTCCTGTACCAAAGTTAGCCGATAAACTAATCGGAACAAGTGTTGGCGGCGAGCCTGAGGATATAACATATAACTTTACGTTAAGTGAATTATTAAATTTGTTCATCCCTAATATACCTCAAAATACATTACAGGGTGTTTTAGATTATGGTAATACTGCAACTCAGGATATTATTTTAAATGGCACAATATTTACAACATATCTTGAGGTAACAAATACGGCAACTATTTTAGATAGTTTTTTAACAGGTGAGACTCACATTGCCGGTAGTTTATACGATAGATTAGATTCGGCGGGAACAGCAGGTCAAGTATTAAGAAGTACAGGTACTCAAGTAGAATGGTACAGTATCCCTAATGTTATTCCAACTTTACAACAAGTTCTTGCAGCAGGTAACACTGCTGATATTAATGTCATTTTAAGTTCCAATATTCAGGCTTTAACGGCTACTGCTAATAATGTAGTGTCTAATACAAGTTTAAGCGTTAATGGTACTTTAAGAGATAAAGATGCATTAGTTGGAACTGCGGGTCAGTTATTATCTTCTACAGGTACGCAAGTCCAATGGGTAAATGCACCTACTTATACAGCTACTTCCCCTTTAAGTATAAATAGTAGCACAAAAGTAATATCTATTCAGCAATCAAATGCTTCTCAGAATGGGTATTTGTCAAGTTTAGATTGGATTAATTTTGATGGCAAACAAAATGCAGGTAATTATATTGTTTCATTAATAGGCGAAGCAACAGGAGTCGGTCCCGGTGCGGCAACAGTTACACTTAATACTGCAGCAGTTACAGGAAAATTACTTACAGGATTGAATTTATCTGCAGGAGGTAATATATCTGCAACAGATAGCATTTTAACTGCTTTTGGAAAAGTTCAAAATCAAATATCATCAACATTAAGTGGCGTTATTTATAAAGGAGTATGGAATGCTGCCACTAATACACCTACTTTATCAAGTAGTGTAGGTGTGCAGGGGTGGTATTATGTTGTCAATGTAGCGGGGAATACTGATTTAAATGGTATTACAGATTGGCAAGTAGGAGATTGGGCAATATTCAATGGCACTATTTGGAATAAAGTAGACAATACAGACTCAGTCACATCAGTAAATGGACAAATTGGAGCAGTAAGTCTTACAACAGATAATATACCTGAAGGGGTTACAAATCAATATTTTTTAAATTCAAGAGCAAGAGCAGCACTTTCATTTGTAGCAGGTTCGGGAGCGTATAATAATACAACAGGGGTAATTACAATTCCAACTGACAATAGTCAGATATTAAATGGTGCTAACTATATTACTTTAGCGTTATTGTCTGCAAGTTCTCCATTAAGTTACAACAATCTTACAGGAGCATTTTCTATTCAAGTAGCAAATACTACTCAAAATGGATATTTAAGCAGTACTGATTGGAATACATTTAATAGTAAACAAGCATTTTTAGGTGGAACCGGATTGGTTAAATCTGTTTCCGGTGTTATTTCATATATAACTGACAATTCAGCTAATTGGAATACAGCATACAATGATTCAATTGTAAGTGCTGCGGTTATAGGCACGTCAACAAAGACATTAACATTAACTCAACAAGACGCAGGAACAATTACTGCAAGTTGGACTGATTTAGGTCTTACTTCAGTAGGTGTAAGTATGCCATCTGCATTTACCGTAACCAACTCTCCATTAACTTCAAATGGGGTAATTGGAATTACAGGTGCCGGCAGTACTCTTCAATATATTGATGGAACGGGAGCATTAAGAACATTCCCAGCCATTGCTAATGAAGCAGCAACATTAGTTACTGAGGTATATAATAACTCAGGGGCTACAATGACAAAAGGTACAGTTGTTTATATCAATGGTGGACACGGAAACTTGCCTACTATTGCTAAAGCATTAGCTACTTCAGATGCAACATCTGCTCAAACTTATGGCGTAGTTCAGCAAGATATTACCAATATGAACAATGGACACGTTGTTGTAATTGGTAGTTTAGGAGATTTAGATACGCAAGCATATTTAGAAGGAACTCAACTTTATTTAAGTTCAACTACAGCCGGTGCTTGGACATCTACTAAGCAATATGCTCCTGCACATTTGGTGTATGTAGCTATTGTAGTTAGAAGCCATCCAACTCAAGGAGTTGTAGAGGTTAAGATTCAAAATGGATTTGAGTTAGATGAATTACATAATGTATCTGCTCAAACTCCATCTAACGGAAATATATTACAATACGTCTCTTCAACTCAGTTGTGGACTGCAGTAGCAGGGACAACAACTAATATTGCTGAAGGAACAAATCTTTATTATTTAGATAGCAGAGCAAGAGCAGCTATTAGTTTAACAACTACCGGTTCAAGTGGAGCAGCAACATATAATATCACAACAGGGGTGTTTAATATTCCTAATTATGGGTCTGCTTTAAGTGGATATGTACCTACATCAAGACAGTTAACTATAAATGGAACTGTTTATGACTTAAGTGCTGATAGGACTTGGAGTGTTGGTACGGTTACGTCAGTAGCTGCATTAACATTAGGAACAAGTGGAACTGATTTAAGTTCAAGTGTGGCTACAGGAACAACAACTCCTGTAATTACACTAAATGTACCTACAGCAAGTGCTGCAAATCGTGGTGCATTAAGTGCTGCCGATTGGTCAACATTTAATACTAAGGTAGGTGGTGTAACAGCTACTTCTCCTTTATTCTCAAGTGGTGGGTCTACGCCAAACATTACAATTCAACAATCAAGTGGTAGTCAAGCAGGATATTTAAGTGCTGCAGATTGGACCACATTTAATAATAAGCAAGCAGCAGGTAATTATATCACAAGTTTAACAGGTGAGGCTACAGCAACGGGACCGGGTGCGGCTTCAGTTACATTAAGCAACTCAGCAGTAACCGCAAAAATTCTTACGGGTATTAATATTACGGGAGGAACAGTTGTTGATACTGATAGTATTCTTACAGGTTTTGGTAAGTTACAAAATCAAATTAATAGCTTGATTGGTAGTACAATATACAAGGGTACTTGGAACGCTTCTACTAACACGCCAACTTTAACAAGTGGTGTTGGGACAAGGGGATGGTATTATATTGTTTCAGTTGCCGGTACAACAAACCTTGATGGGATTACAGATTGGTTCGTAGGTGATTGGGCAATATTTGACGGAACAGCGTGGCAGCAGGTAGATAATACCGATGCTGTAGTAAGTGTGAACGGACAGACGGGTGCGGTTAGTTTGACTACTGACAATATCCCTGAAGGAAGTACAAATCAATATTTCCTTAATAGCAGAGCACGTGCTGCGTTATCATTTACGGCAGGCAGTGGTGCATACAATAGCACTACAGGTGTTATAACCATACCAACTAATACAAGTCAGTTAACCAATGGTGCTAACTTTATTACATTAGCTTCATTAAGTGGTACTGCTCCAATTAGTTACAATAGTGGAACAGGTGCAATAAGCATTACCCAAGCAGGTACTGCAAGCAACGGTTATTTGTCAAGTACAGATTGGAATACGTTCAATAATAAGCAAGCAACTATTAGTCTTACAACTACAGGAACTTCAGGAGCAGCAACTTTAGTAGGTGCTACTTTGAATATTCCTAATTATGGTTCTGCTTTAACAGGCTACGTGCCATATACAGGAGCGACAGCAAATGTTGATTTGGGGGCATATAGCTTAACAGCAGGTGCTGCAACATTAACTTCAAATTTATGGTTAAAAAATACAGGGTCTTATGATTTCATTATCAGTAATAATACTTCATTAACAACAAATGTTGTAAGAGCATATTATACAACTACTGATGAATTAAGGTTTTACGCTAAAAATACAGCGGGTGTTGCGGTAGTTCCTAAAATAATGGTTGGTGATGGCACGACATTTACACAATTGCAATCTACAATAACATTAACAACAACAGGAACAAGTGGTGCAGCGACCTTTAGTTCAAACACTTTAAATATTCCTAATTATGGAAGTGCTTTAAGTGGTTACCTACCATTAGCAGGGGGTACTTTAACAGGTGCATTAAATATTAATGTATCAAGTGGAACTGCAATGAATGTGGCGGGGAATGCTATATTTAGGGGAGATACAGGAGTAGCTACACCAAGACAATTAATTATACAAAGTGGCGGAAGTACACCTGTTTATTTAGAGGCAAAGGGATATGGTGCGAATTACCAAACTGATTTTGGGATTAAAACATTTAATAATGTAGGAACTGCCTTTGAGGTATTTTATGCTGATAGTTCGGGAAGGGTAGGTATTAATCAAACATCTCCTAGTTATCAGCTAGATGTAAACGGAACGGGTAGGTTTAACGGAACAAGTGCATCTCCTCTTTTATATTTAACTAATACAACGGGTGGTACAACAACAGATTTTACTATTACAGAAAATGTTGGTTTAATAATTAATTCATACGAAGGTGCATCTGCAAGAAGTATAGATTTAAGAGTAGGTGGAACATCAGCTTTAACATTAGCCTCAACAGGTGCTACATTTAGTTCAAGTGTAGGTATTGGAGCAAGTCCTGCTTCATTGTTGTATGCTTATTCATCAACAAGTACTGCTGAATTTAGATTAGAAAGAGGTGGTGTTGGTGATGTTGGTGCAAGATGGAAGCGTAATGGTTCTGATTTGGGATATATTAGTAATGCAGATTGGATTATAGCAGGTGCAAGTTCAACTGATTTTGGAGTAACAGCGGTAAATAATTTAGTATTTGGTACAGCAGCTACCGAAAGAATGCGTATAACATCAGGAGGTAATGTCGGTATCGGAACGAGTAGTCCTGTATCAACTAATTTAACAGGTTCATTAACTATTGTTAAATCATATAGTGGAGATACTCCAACAAGCACATCTGCTCAAGCATATGATACAAACCAAAGCAACTTATATTTATTTGGTAGAAATGCAGGTTTGACTTTAGTTGGAAATAATGGAGAAGAAGCAGTTATTGCTTTTGCTAATGCATCAAGTTATTACATTGGTGCTATTAGGTATGATATGGGTGCAAACTCAACAGGTGGTGCTATGAAGTTCCAAACAGGTGGCACAAATGAAAGGATGCGTATAGAATCTGGTGGAGATATTCGTATCAATATGCCAAACAGTACTAATAGATATTTATCTTGGTATAGTGGTAATGGTCTTTATCAAGTAGCAGCAGTTTCTTCTATTAGCGACCCATCATACAATGATGCAGGTTATTTAATATTTTCAACTGCTAAAACATCTAGTGCAGGATTTACTGAAAAAGCTAGAATTACTCCAGATGGAAATTTATTACTTGGAACTACCGACAATGGAAGCGGTGCTAAATTAGTATTCTATTCTACAACGGCTGCACAACAACTTAAAGCAGCAGGAACTGCACCTGCGATTACTTTTAGTAACACAATTACTTCACCAACAATAGGTGGGGTATTAGGAGCAGCAACGGCAGCAGGTCATTTTATTACAGGTACGGCAGCAGGGGATATGGTATTAGCTAATCAGTTTAGTTCAGGAGCATTAATCTTTGGAACTAGCAATGTTGAAAGAATGCGTATTATTAACAATGGTAATATTTCTATGGCTACTTCGGTTGATTATGGTTATAAATTAAACTTAAATGGTCAGCCTGGATGTAATGGTTATACTGCTTGGACAAACTGGTCTGATTCAAGATTAAAAGAAAATGTAACTGATTTTGATGCTACTAATGTATTAGATAAAATATGTGCAATAAGACCTGTAACATATAATTATAATGAATTATCAGGATTTGATGAAGAAACAAGAGCAAGGAGAATTTCAGGATTTATTGCTCAAGAATTAAAAGAAATATTCCCTGATATGGTTGGAACAATTAAAAAAGATAATGTTGAGTATTACGATACTAACTTATCAAATTTGGATTTATATATAGTAAAAGCTATTCAACAATTAGCAGCAGAAATTAAAACTTTAAAAAATAAATAATATGAAAGAAATTCAACCAATTCAAATGTGGCAAAATGGTCAGTTTGTAGAAGCAATTTATCTTAATACTTGGGCTTCAAATGTAACTTTAGGAACAAGTGCAGTATTCACATACAATCTTTTAGATGCTGCTCAACAAAGATTACAAGATGGTAGTTTAAATATGACAGGCGAAGATTACGCTAAATGGGGAGCAAACGACCAATATGCTTGGGAGTTCGTAGCTACAAGTTTAAACCTTACAATCATTGGGGATTATGTTCCACCTGTGCCTGAAAAAGTAGAAATACCTGCTGAAACAATAAATTCTATTTTAGCAGATTTAAGACAAGATGCTCCTATTGATGAAATTGTAACCAAATAGTACTAATTTTGGCAAAACCAATAATATGATACCAAAAGAAAAAGCAATAGAATTAAAGCACAAAATGTATGCAAAAATTTTAGATTATAATCTTGATTATACAGATAGTAATAATATTGAAGAACTAAATATTTTTGATGATAAAGCTAAACAATGTGCATTAATAGCAGTAGATGAAATAATAAAAGCATTAAAAAATAATGCAGCAAATTCAGCATCTTGGTTATATTGGCAAGAAGTATAACAAGAGATAGAAAACCTATAACAAACCAATATTATGAATCAATTTGAAACAACAGAGGAAACGGCAGCGAAGCATTTAACTATTGCTTTATTAATTATTGCCTTTATGTTATCAGCATTATTGACTTTTATGATTGTAAAACTTGAACAAAGCCATAAAACAACAAACCAAACCTATAATAATTAATCATATCTTTGTAAAAATTAAATTAAATGAAATACAATCAGCTAAACCAATTAGTGGCGTCAATTAATGCCGTTATTGGTGGTCAAGAGACCAAAATTCAGAAAAAGTTATTCAAGTTGTATGAGAAGGTTAAGCCTGCTCACGAATCTTATCAGGCTCAGGTAGAGGAATTGCGTTTAGACAATGCTGCTACTGACGATAAGGGGGTATTAATAATGGATGAAAAAAATGGTTACAAATTCAACAAGGAAGGCGTTAAAAAGCTAACTAAGGATATAGAGGCTCTAAACGAGAAAGAGTTTGATTTTAAACCTATCGAAGTCATTAATACCAACGGTTTAGAAAAGTTCACATTTTTAAAAGATTGGACTATAGGTATTGAGTTTATTAAGGATGAAGAAGAAGAGGAATTATAATGGACATTCGTAAAATATCAATAGGACCCGACTACAAAGGCGGTGCTATGCACTATATTGTAGGGCAGAAAATCCTTGGTGATACTAACGAGATTCATCTTATCAGGCTTAATCCTGAGAAAGAATCTATCCAAATCTTTATTATAAATGAGAAGGCGGAGGTGGTGCTTTGGAAAGAGTTCACCTCCACCATTCCTATATCCATTGAATATAACATCAATATCTAATGCAGTCTCCGTTCTATTTCATAGCCAAGCCTGTGAATGGAAGAAGGTACGATAATACAAAAGAGATAGGAGGCATTGACTTTATTGTCAGTACTTCCGAGGAAGACCACAAGTTTTCCAATCGATTTGCAGAAGTCGTTGAACTTCCATTGGGTTATAAAGGTCCCATCAAACAAGGTGACACCTTACTTGTGCACCATAACGTATTTAAGTTTTATAACGATATGAAAGGTAGGCAGAAGAGTGGTAAGTCTTTTTTTAAAGATGACCTATTCTTTATTGAGACTGAGCAGTTCTATATGTATAAGCACGACTCCACGTGGAACGCTTACGATAGATATTGCTTTATCAAACCCGTTCCTGCAACTGAAAGCTATATCAAAAAACCATTCTCAGAAGAACCTCTGATGGGAATAATGAAGTATCCTAACGAGTACTTACTTGAGCGTGGCATCAAGGAAGGTGATATGGTATGCTTTTCCCCGGATAGCGAATACGAGTTTACCGTAGATGACGAGAAGTTATATAGGATGTATGACCACCAAATAACAATCAAATTATGAATATAATCACATACGACAACATTATTAAAGACCCAAAATCCTATGTATCAGATATACACCTACACGGATTCCAAGACGTGGCAGACGGGGAGCACACTTTCAGAAACATTCAGCCAAGGGATAGTAACGATGAGTTTGCCTTATACGTCACTAATTTATTTCTTGGTTACAAAGTAAATTTTAACTTTATTAGGAAGTCTCCACTTAATCAAGAGGAGCCTAATTTTATACATACAGACGAGATGATGGGTGACATTACTTGCCTTTTGTATTTAAATGAAGAGGCTCCTAATGAAGACGGCACAACTGTTTATGATGACGACAAAAAACCGCTACTTACAATGTACTCTAAGTTCAATCGTATGGTGGCTTTTAACGCAGATGCCCCACACTCACGTAATATTTTTGATAACTTTGGAGAGGCAGAGTCTGCAAGATTGGTACAGATAATATTTTTAAAGGCTAAGTAATGAGAGACACTAAAGAAATAAAGTTACGTATTATTGAGGCGGGGTATAAGGCGGTTAACCACCTTGTAAAGGTGGCTGAGGAAGATATTATTAATACCGAGTCAGATACAGATGTGTCTGCAGATAAGATGAAAAACGCAGCAGCGGCTAAAAAATTAGCCATATTTGATGCGTTTGAGATACTAAGTAGAATAGAAGCAGAGAAAGAAAATTTGGATTCCGCAGCACGTGGAGTAAGTAAAACAGATACAAAACAAGGATTTGCAGAAAGAAGGTCAAAGCAGTAGTTTATGCCGTATAGTGGAAAGTCATATACCGGCTTCCGTCATCTCTAATAAAAATAGGGTGAGGTCGTGGTTGTATGGGTATAACGAGCAATATAATGTTGTTGTTATCTCAAAGACAGGACAGATAGGGCAAATAGTAGAGATAGAGGGATTATTTATCGCTCTTCCTGCTACTCCTGATAAGTGTCTTCAAAGACACACTTCTAAGGCAGAGCAGTATTGGGAGCGTCAAGATATCCCCCGTGAGTTATCCAAAATACAGTCTATATTTCAGTGGAATGAAAAGCCAAAAGAATTTAAAGATAGATGGGTCGATTACATCGAGCAAGAGTTTGACTATAGGGACCAAGGTTTTTGGTTTATGAACAATGGTGTCAAGACCTACATAACCGGTTCCCATTATATGTACTTACAGTGGTCAAGTATTGACGTGGGCTATCCTGACTTCCGTGAAGCAAATAGAATCTATTGGATATTTTGGGAGGCGTGTCGTGCTGACCCAAGGTCTTTTGGAATGATATACCTAAAGATTAGACGTTCGGGTTTCTCGTTTATGTCATCATCTGAGTGTATTAATATAGGCACGCTCGCACGTGACGCACGTATAGGAATCTTATCTAAGACGGGTGCCGATGCTAAAAAAATGTTTACAGACAAGGTTGTACCCATTAATAGTCGATTACCTTTCTTTTTTAAGCCTGTAATGGATGGTATGGACAAGCCAAAGACGGAATTAGCGTTCAGGGTTCCTGCATCTAAGATTACTAAAAAGAATATGTATGAAGCCAACGACAATGAGATTGACGGATTAGATACATCAATAGATTGGAAGAATACAGAAGACAACTCCTATGATGGAGAGAAGTTACTCTTCTTAGCTCACGATGAGTCTGCTAAGTGGACTAAGCCTGTAAACATCAAAGAGAATTGGCGTGTAACTAAAACCTGTTTACGCTTAGGTAGTAAAATTATTGGCAAGTGTATGATGGGCTCGACATCCAATGCTTTAAGCAAGGGAGGTCAAAACTATAAAGATATCTACGAAGACTCGAGGATAGCTGTTCGTAATGCCAACGGACAAACAAAGAGTGGCTTATATGCCCTATTTGTGCCTATGGAATGGAATATGGAAGGATTCATTGATAGATATGGTCATCCCGTTTTTCGTAAGCCTAATGAGCCTGTAATGGGCGTAGATGGCAGTTGGATTAACAATGGAGCCATTGATTATTGGGAGGCAGAGGTTGATTCTTTAAAGAATGATGCTGACGCACTGAACGAATTTTATCGTCAGTTTCCACGTACAGAGTCTCACGCTTTTAGAGATGAAAGTAAACAAGCCTTATTCAATTTAACTAAACTATATCAGCAAATTGACTATAATGATTCTATGATTAAGGAGCATTACCTTACTCGTGGGTCTTTTTCGTGGAAAGATGGAATAAAAGATACTGAGGTAGTATGGACACCGGACACTCGTGGCAGATTTAATATTGCTTGGGCACCCCCAAAGCATATGCAAAACAATATTCACCTGCGTAATGGAATTAAATATCCCGGTAATGAGCATCTTGGCTCATTTGGTTGTGACTCATATGACATTTCAGCCGTAGTTGGCGGACGTGGTTCTAATGGTGCATTACACGGTATGACTAAGTTTCATATGGACGATGCTCCTGTTAATCAATTTTTTTTAGAGTACATTGCCCGTCCACAAACAGCAGAAATATTTTTTGAAGAAGTGTTAATGGCGTGTATATTCTACGGAATGCCTATCTTAGTGGAGAATAACAAACCAAGACTTTTATACCACATTAAAAATAGAGGATATAGAGGTTTTTCTGTTAATAGACCTGATAAGCAAATGGCTAAGTTAACAAAGACTGAGCGTGAGTTGGGAGGTATTCCAAACTCATCAGAGGATGTTAAACAAGCACACGCTTCTGCAATTGAGTCTTATATCGAGAAGTTTGTAGGATTAGATTTAGAAGCAAAGTATAGAGACCCTGAGGAAATGGGCACAATGCCATTTACAAGAACACTTGAGGATTGGGCAAGGTTTGATATAAATGATAGAACAAAATTTGATGCCTCTATTAGTTCAGGCTTATGTATAATGGCTAACCAAAAGCATTTATATATGCCCGAGAAAAAAGAATCAAATTTAATTATTAACTTTGCTAAGTATAAAAACGATGGAACAACAAGTCAATTAATTAGATGAAAAATGTAACAGTACAAATAAATGCCACATCTTTCCCAAGTCAATTAACAACTGATGCGGAAAGAGCATCGAAGGAATTTGGACTTCAGGTTGGGCAGGGAATACAATATGAGTGGTTTCGTAAAGATGGTAACTCTTGTAGGTACTACAGCCAATGGAGAGATTTCCGTAGGTTAAGATTGTATGCAAGAGGTGAGCAACCCATCTCTAAATATAAAAATGAATTAGCTATTGATGGCGATTTGTCTTATTTAAATTTAGATTGGACCCCCGTTCCTATTATACCAAAGTTTGTTGATATTGTAGTTAATGGAATGTCTGATAGGCTTTTTAAAGTTAAAGCATATGCACAAGATGCAATGTCTCAATCTAATAGAAGTAAGTATCAAGATATGCTAGAGTCTCAAATGGTATCAAAAGATATTTTAACGACTATAAAAGAAAAAACCGGTGTTAATGCTTTTATGATGGACCCGGAGGAATTACCTGAAACTGATGATGAATTGGCTTTATATATGCAGCTTAAGTTTAAGCCCGCTATTGAGATTGCAGAAGAGGAAGCAATAAATACCATTTTTGATGATAATCATTATGATGACATTCGTAAAAGAGTGGACTACGATATTACCGTAGTTGGCATTGGCGTTGCCAAACACGAATTTTTACAAGGAACAGGAGTTAAACTTACATATGTAGACCCTGCTAATATTGTTTATAGCTATACAGAAGACCCATTTTTTAAAGATTGTTTTTATTGGGGGGAGATTAAAACACTTGCAATAAGTGAATTAATGAAAATTGACCAATCTTTAACTAAAGAAGATTTACAGGAAATTACACAATATAGCCAAGCGTGGTATGATTACTATAACGTAACACAGTTCTATGAGAACAGTATGTTTAATCGTGATACTTGCACTTTATTATATTTTAATTATAAGACCACTAAGAAAGTAGTTTATAAAAAGAAAATTTTAGAGGGTGGCGGTTCTCGTATTATTGAGAAAGATGAAACTTTTAATCCTCCTACCGAGATGATGGAGGAAGGTAATTTTGAAAAAATAGAAAAGACTATTGACGTTTGGTATGAAGGTATTATGGTAATGGGTACCAATATCTTATTACAATGGAAGTTGTCTGAGAATATGGTTCGTCCTAAATCAGCATCCCAACACGCACTGCCAAACTACGTAGCTTGTGCTCCACGTATGTACAAAGGAGTTATTGAATCATTATGCAGAAGGATGATACCATTTGCTGATTTGATTCAAATCACGCATTTAAAATTACAACAAGTAATTGCTCGTGTAGTTCCTGATGGTGTATTTATTGATGCTGATGGTCTAAACGAGATTGACTTAGGTACGGGTAATGCATACAATCCTGAGGATGCTTTAAGATTATACTTCCAAACGGGTAGTGTAATTGGACGTAGTTTTACGCAAGATGGCGACTTTAATAATGCAAGAGTGCCTATTACTCAGTTAAACTCTAATTCAGGTGCTGCTAAAACGCAGATGTTGATTACAAATATGAACCATTATATCGATATGATTAGGTCTGTGACCGGTCTTAACGAGGCAAGAGATGGTTCTAACCCTGACCCTAATTCATTAGTTGGTCTACAGAAAATGGCTGCGTTAAACTCAAATACAGCTACAAGGCATATCCTTGATGGTTCTTTGTATGTTTATCGTTCATTAGCAGAGGCTTTAACTTATAGGATTGCTGATATTTTACAATACGCTGATTTTAAAGATGAGTTTGCTAATCAAATTGGTAAATACAACGTTTCTATTTTAGAGGAGATAAAAGACCTTTATATTTACGACTTTGGTATATTCATTGAGGTTTCACCTGATGAAGAGCAAAAAGCACAGCTTGAAGCTAATATTCAAATGGCATTATCTAAGGGTGACATTAATCTTGAGGATGCAATTGACATACGTGAGATTCGCAACATTAAACTTGCTAATCAGTTATTAAAAATGAAGCGTATTAAGACTCAAGAGCGTTTAGAGAAAAATGAGATGCAGAAGCAAGCAATGATTGCTCAGCAACAATTGAAGTCTCAAGAGATGGCAGGACAGGTTGCTATGCAAAAAATAGATATGGAGACAAGGTCTAAGATGCAGATTAAACAAGCAGAAGTAGCATTTGAAATTCAAAAGTTAGAGAAAGAAGCAGAGATGAAATCTCAATTGATGCGTGAAGAATTTGATTACAATATGCAACTTCACGGAATGGAGACAAGTAATATAAACACTAGAGAGCAAACAAAAGAAGATGCTAAAGCAAAAAGAATTAGTCAACAAAATACAGAGCAATCTAAATTAATTAATCAAAGAAAGAATAATCTACCTCCAATTAGTTTTGAATCAAACGAGGATAGTTTAGATGGTTTTGATTTAGCTGAGTTTGAACCAAGATAAAATGTCGGAATTTTTATCTATTTTTGTATAAATAAAATCAAATCAAATGGAATTAAAAGTTAGAGCCGTAGAAATAATTGAACCCAAGAGTGTTCAAGAAATAGAACAAAAGTTAGTTGACCAACACGAAGATTCGTTAAGTCAAGAAAAAAATGAAGAAGAAAAAGAGGTCATAATAGAGTCTGCTCCGGTGGAAATAGACTTAAAAGATGAAGACGTTCTTTCATATATTGGCAAAAGATATAACAAGCAGATAAATTCATTGGATGAATTGGTAGCTGAGCGTAAAGAAGCTGAGCCACTACCTGAAGATGTTTCTGCTTATATGAAATATAAAAAAGAAACGGGGCGTGGATTTGAGGATTTCTTAAAGTTAAATAAAGACTTTGATGCAATGAATCCTGACCAACTTCTTAAAGAGTATCTTACATCTACACAAGATGGTCTTGATAGTGATGACATCGAGGCATTAATAGAGGACTATAAATATGACGAAGACTTGGACGATGAGGCTTCTATTAAAAAGGTGAAAATCGCAAAAAAGAAAGTTCTTGCTGAAGCCAAGAAATATTTCACTTCCCAAAAGGAGCAATACAAAGTGCCTCTTGAGTCAAGAACGGCATTTATTCCAAATGAGGAGAAAGAAGTATACGAAAGCTATAAGCAATATACCCAACAGGCAAAGACCATAGAAGAGGAGAACAATCGTAAACGTCAATGGTTTGACCAAAAGACGAACGATGTTTTTAGCGGAGAGTTCAAAGGTTTTGAGTTCAATGTTAATGACAAGAAGTTCACGTTTGCTCCCGGAGACGCTAGTGAGTTAAAAAAGAACCAAGCTACACCACAGAACTTTATTAATAAGTTCTTAGATGAGCAAGGTTTAATGAAAGACGCAGCAGGCTATCATAGGTCATTGTCGATAGCAATGCATCCTGACAAATTTGCTAAATTCTTTTATGAACAAGGGTTATCTGATGCTACTGAAGATGTAATGCGTAAAACCAAAAACATCAATATGTCAGAACGCAGAGCACCTGAGGTTAGCAAGTCTACAGATGGAATGCAGGTGAAAGCGATAAACCCTGATTCAGGACGAAACCTGAAAATTCGCAGTATAAAAAGAATATAAACAATTAAAAATTTAAAAAAATGGCAAGTGCACTTTTAAGTACCCCTACCTATGCCCTGCAGCCCTCTGCAGAACAGGTAGCGTTACAAACAAACTACATTACCAACTTTAACTTCTTGAATCAGTATCTTCCTGATACTTATGAGAAAGAATTTGAGCGTTATGGTAATAGAACAATCGCATCATTCTTACGTATGGTAGGAGCAGAGATGCCTTCTAATTCTGACCAAATCAAATGGGCAGAGCAAGGACGTTTACACATCAAGTACACAAGTTGTACTTCAGCAGCAGCAGCAGGTGCTTCAACAGCAACTTTCACTGTAGCTGATAGTGGTGTGACTTATATCGCTATCCGTGTTGGACAAACTTTGATGATTCAAAACAATACATCAGGTGTTTTCAACAAGGCTATCGTAACTGCAGTTCCTTCAGCAACTACTTTCACAGTAGCTTACTACGAGACTGCAGGTCAAGCATTCGCTGTTTCTACAGCTTGTACTGTATTCATTTACGGTTCTGAGTTTAAAAAAGGAACTAACGGAATGGTTGGTTCATTGGAATCAGAAGATGATATCTACAGCAACAACCCTATTATCATTAAAGATAAGTATGCGGTTAATGGTTCTGATATGGCTCAAATCGGTTGGGTTGAAGTTACTACTGAGAACGGTGCTACAGGTTACTTGTGGTATTTGAAATCAGAGCACGAGACTCGTTTACGTTTTGAAGATTACTTAGAGACTTCAATGATTGAGGCGGTTCCTGCTGCATCTTCTTCAGGTGCTGCAACTGCAGGTTACATTGGTTCTCAAGGTATTTTCTACGTAGTAAACAATCGTGGTAACGTTTGGGGTGGTGGTACTCCAACAACTTTATCTGATTGGGATTCTATCGTTTCTCGTTTAGATAAGCAAGGTGCTATCGAAGAGAACGTAGTATTCGTAAATCGTGGATTAAGTTTCGATATTGACAATATGTTGGCTCAATTGAACGGTTACACTTCAGGTGGTGTTGCTCAATCAGCTTCATTCGGTCTTTTCGATAACGATGTTGATATGGCGTTAAATTTAGGTTTCACAGGATTCCGTAGAGGTTACGATTTCTACAAGTCTGATTGGAAATACTTAAATGACCCAACAATGCGTGGTGGTTTAAACCAAACTGCTGCAACTGCAACCGGTACTATTACAGGTTTAATGGTTCCTGCAGGTTCTACTTCAGTGTACGACCAAATTATGGGAAAGAATGCTAAGCGTCCTTTCTTACACGTTCGTTACCGTGCTTCTGAAGCTGAAGACCGCAAGTACAAAACTTGGATTACAGGTTCTGCCGGTGGTGCTGCTACAAGCGACTTGGATGCAATGGAGGTTAACTTCCTTTCTGAGCGTTGCGTATGTACTTTGGGTGCAAACAACTTCGTGTTATTCCGTTATGGATAATAGGTAGTAAATATAATGGGAGGGTGTCTTTAAAGACACTCTCCTTTTTTTAAATCAAATCAAATTAAATATAAAATGTCAAAAGTTATTTCGTCTGTAGATAAAGTTTATAAACTTAAAATAGGCAACCCGCTATCTTATACGTTAGCATCAAGAAACCATCCTCGATTCCCACTAATGTGGTTCGATGAGAAAAACAACCAAAACCGTGCTCTTAGGTATTCCACTAATCAAAAGTCTCCTTTCGAGGATGAGCAAGACGGGAATGCTATTATTGAACCAATCATCTTTGAAGATGGGTTTTTAAGAGTACCAAGAACAAACCCCGTACTACAGCAGTTTTTACATTACCATCCTTTAAATGGTAATATTTTTGTTGAAATAGACAAAGAAAAAGATGCAAGTGCTGAGGTTGAAGATTTAAATATTGAAGTTGACGCCTTAGTTGAGGCTCGTCAGCTTACACTTGACCAAATTGAGACTCTAACAAGAGTAATGTTTGGGAAAGACCCATCTACCGTATCTACTGCTGAATTAAAGCGTGATATATTGGTATTTGCTAAAAAAGACCCAAGAGAGTTTTTGAATATATTGAATGACCCTGAATTAAAATTCCAAGCTAAAATCCGTACATTCTTTGAAAATAAGCTATTGGTATTAAGAAATGGAGAGAAAGAGATATGGTTTAACACAGCTACTAATAAGAAAAAGATGTTGTCAGTTCCTTTTGGAGAAGACCCTTTTAGTATGGCAGCCCATTTCTTACAAAGCGATGAAGGAATAGATTCATTAAAGATGTTAGAAGCAAGTTTATCGTAGATTTTTTTGGTTAGCATAGATTGATAGGTTAGAGGGGGTACTTATTGTACCCTCTTTTTTTTTATGTATATTTGTAAAAAAAAGGACTAATGATAAACTCAGTAAGAAATGCAGTGTTATCTATAGTGAATAAGAATAACTATGGGTATATATCCCCTTCCGATTTCAATTTGTTTGCAGCTAATTCACAAATGGAGATATATGAGGAGTATTTTAGCAATTATAATAAAGTTATAAATGCAGAAAATTCTCGTACATCAGGTGTGGATTATGCAGATATTGAACAACCTATAGCAGAAGTATTAGAATATTTTTTAAGAACAGATTATTTAACAAAAATATCTGCTAATAAATTCTCAATGCCTACTCCTTCAACAACGGGGTACGATACTTATATGCTATTAGACATTAAGTGCAAGCCTGTTTCATTAAAGACAGGAACAAATACATCTGTTGTAAGTAATCAATTGGTTGATAGCACTGCTTTATTTACCACTTATGGTATTTCAGCAGGAGATGTCGTTACTAATATTACTACAGGCTTGGTTTCTACAGTAACTTCGGTAGTTAGCAATACCGTATTGGCATTAGATTCAAATATATTTTTAGCTGCAGGAAACTCTTATGGAGTTTTTTCTTCGTCCACTATTGTACAAGCAGAAAAGGTGATTAACAATAAACTTGCTTTATTGGTAAACTCTAATTTAACACAACCAACTAAGGAGTTCCCTGTTTACGCATTACAAGGCACAGAATTGACTTTTTATCCTACAACGATAAGTAACAAGGGTCAAGTGCAAGCAACATATTTTAGGTATCCTAAGGTTCCAAAATGGACCTACATTACACTTGCTAATGGTGAGCCTGTATTTGACCAATCGCAAAATGATTATCAAGACTTTGAATTACCTCCTGAAGACGAGTATAAATTAGTAACTAAAATACTTGAGTATGCGGGTATGTCTATTCGTGAGACTGAAGTTACCCAATTTGGTATGGCAGAACAGCAACACGAACAGCCTTCATTTAGTATGCAACAATAAAAAAATAGTATATGGCATATATATCACAGTACGAATATTATGAGAATGGCGGGGTGGTACCCGAAGATAAAAATTGGGGGTCTTATCAGTTTATTAGTTTAACTGATATTGTCAATAATTTCTTGCTAATGTATGCAGGGAACCATTCTTTAGTTAATAATGAAGAGCGTTACAAAATATTATTTCACGCAAAGCGTGCTATTCAGGAATTAAACTATGATGCTTTTAAAGAAATTAAAGTATTAGAATTGACCGTACCTGACAATTTAAGATTTATTTTACCATCTGATTATGTTAATTGGGTGCGTGTATCCTTATATAAAGATGGTTGGCTTAGACCTTTAACCGAGAACATTCAAACACTTTCATCTAAGGCTTATCTTCAAGACAATACAGGTCGTATTTTGTTTGACCAATATGGTAATGCATTGAGTCCTCAGTATTCTGAGATTGACTATGACAGGCTAAGCAAGATTAAGAAAAGCATTTATTTAAACCAAGGCAATCAATTTAATGGGCAATTAGGATGGAATTATGATGGTATGTGGTATTTTGACTATAATATCGGAACTGCATATGGTTTAAATACAGAAACCGCAAATTTTAATCCTACTTTTAATATTGATAGAAAGTCAGGAGTTATTAACTTTGATTCATCGATGTCAGGATTGTCTTGCATTCTTGAGTATGTGTCTGATGGGATGGAGCAGGGGGACAACTCTTTGATTACGGTAAACAAGTTATTTGAAGCATATATTTATGCAGCAATTGAATATGAGATACTTAGTTCTAAACTTGGTGTCCAAGAATATATTGTTGCCCGTTCTCGTAAAAAAAGAAAGGCTTTATTGAGTAATGCTAAAATAAGAATCAGTAACATTCATCCCGGTAGACTCTTAATGAATATGAGAGGTATGGACAAGCAAATAAAATAAAATGGCAAATTTTACAAGAAACTTCATAGCAGGTAGAATGAATAAGGTAGTAGACCAACGTTTACTTCCTGAGGGTGAGTATGTTGATGCTATGAATATTAGAATGGGTTCAACCGAGAACTCGGAGATGGGAGTCATAGAGAATACAAAGGGAAACCTTCCTCTTACAACATTAAAATATAATGGTACATCTCTTAGTTCTTCAGCAAGATGTATTGGGGCGATTGAGGATAGTGCAAATGAAACCATCTTTTGGTTTGTTCACGACTCAGCTTTCCCGGTAGGTGCTACAGGTAAACTTGATTTAATCTTGTCATTTAATGTCTTTACTAATATACTAACGTATAACGTAATTAGCATTAACGATGGAGGAAACGTTAATACTGTGTTAAACTTTAACCCAAATTATTTAATTACAGGGGTTAATATATTAAACGACTTATTGTTTTTTACGGACGACTACAATGCACCTAGATTTATAAATACCAATAGAAATTACGCTAATCCCGTATCTAATATAGACCAATTTACAGCAGAGTCTTTACTTGTAATTAAGAAGCCTCCGGTAGAGTCTCCTGCAGTTGAGCCTATTGTAAGTAATGGACAAGAGAATTTTTTAGATACAAGATTTATTTGCTTTGCTTATAGGTATAGATATATTGATGGAGAATATAGTGCTACATCTCAATGGTCTCAACCTGCTTTTGTACCTAATCCTTTTAGCTTTAGTACTGAAAGTTTTTTAAACGAAGGGATGACCAACTTTTGTAACTCTGCAAGAATTACATATAACTCAGGAAGTTCTCTTGTAGTTGGTGTTGATTTATTATTTAAAAGAGCAGATGGCACTGTAATAAAAGTTATTGAGAAACTTGATAAGACTAATTTAGGTCTTGCAAATGATACTGAATACCAATATACATTTACTAATAGTAAAATATTTACAATATTATCTGAGTCTGAATTATTGAGATTGTACGATAACGTACCTAGATATGCAAAGGCTCAGACTATTATGGGTAATAGATTAATGTATGGTAATTACATAGAAGGATATGATTTAGTAGACCAATATGGAGTTCCGGTTAAATTTGAATATACTACTGATTTAGTTTCATTACCTATTGGAAACTCTAATATAAATGACGCTACTTCAACAGGAAGTTATAATATTAATGGAAGCGTAAGTGTTCCAAGTTCAATAGTTTCATTTGATTTGACAGGTCAAAATTTAGTTGCAGGTTCTGCTGTTAGTTTAGCGGTTACAATTGAGCACGCTCAATTTTCGGGTCAAACCCCTTTCCCGACAGAAGAAACTGCTGACGTGAATTTAAACTTTTCATTTTTCTTGACTAAAACGTATACATCTGTATATCAATTAGCAACAAGTGTAGAGTTCCAAACTGCAGTAGGTACACCTGCAAATATTCAATCATTTGCAAATGCGTGTGTTGGTACAACATTCACTGATTCAGTTAACTGTTTATTGCCAAATACTTTAGATTCAAATACAGCTATAGGTAGTGGTATAAGTGCAGTTGCACAACCAATTGGTATTATAACAAGCCCGAGTAGTAATTGGATTGGATTCCAATTCATTGCACAAAAATTTGTCAATAACGTATCAACTCCTACTCAAACTTTTTATGAATATTACCAAGTTGCTTTGGCTGAGGCGACCTTCCAAGAAATTGCTAACTCTCAAAGTTTACACAGCAATCGTGATTATGAGATTGGTATAGTTTATATGGATGATTTTAATAGAGCATCAACTGCTCTTGTAAGCCCTAACAATACGGAGCACGTTCCTTGCGGATTATCTGCATTTAAAAATTCAATTCAAGTAACGATACCTCCTACTCAGAAACCTCCGGGATGGGCTACTAGGTATAAGTTTGTAATAAAACCTGACCAAGAGAATTATGAGACAATTTATTGTAGTATATTTTTCCAAGACCCTATAACAAATAATGCATACTTTTTATTAGAAGGAGAGAACGCAAGAAAAATAGAAGCGGGAGATAGATTAATTGTAAAAGCTGACTCAAACGGACCAACTTCATCTTGCGTATACGCAACTGTTCTTGAAAAATCTTCTCAATCGTCAAATTTCATTGAGATACCAACTGAGGCAGACCCTACAGTATTTTTACCGATTCCTGCGGGAGTTTATATGAAAATAAACCCAAATAGTTTTAGTACGGTTAAAGATGAATATGCTATTATTGCTCCGGGAAAAATAACAGAAAGAGCACCTGTAGGTGGGACATTTCCTGTTTTATACTACCCAATGAATACTTCTCAAACAGTAGGATTTGATATAACTCATCCAACTTGGGAATTTTCTGATTACACTGTGCCTGCAGGCAGTAGAATTGTATTTAATATAAAACAATTTAGAAGTGGTGTTAAATGTGCTTGTGAAGAAAGAACAAATACTTTAGAGAAAACATTTGTCTCATCAAAGACATATGACAATATGTATGATTGGTTTGTTGGAGATAATATACAGCAATTTTTAAATGATGGTACTAGGTATGCTTCTTGCGGTAATGCAATACCTGAAAATGAATTTATTTCAGGAACGGGAGACCCTACACCATCTACTAATAGTGGAATTAATTACTATCAATTTTATAGGAATCCAACAACCAATGAATTATATTTAATGGTTACAGGGACTAAAAGTTGTACCGGTATTAACTATCCAAGTTCACGTGCATCTAATGTTGAAGTTAATATTACAGTATTTCGTTCTGATAAAGTATTGATATTTGAAACAGAGCCAACTGACGCCCTACCTGATGTGTTTTTTGAAAATGAAATGTCTTTTGCTATTACGGGTGGCAATCATATGGGTAACATCCAAAACCAAAATATAGGAGCGGGTACATCTGCTATAGTTGATACCAAATTCTTTAACTGCTTTGCATTTGGAAACGGAGCGGAGAGTTATAAGATTCGTGACTCAATCATTGGAAACTCTTTTAACTTTGGTAACAGAGTTACTAGCGTATCCGCTCAAGACTATAAGGCGTCTGATAGATTTGCGGATATTACTTATAGCGGTGTTTACAATGCTGAGTCAAACGTAAATAAACTAAATGAATTTAATTTAGGTTTATTAGATTATAAGAACTTAGAGACATCGTTTGGTGAAATATTTTTATTAGATGGAAGAGAAACAGACGTACTTGTATTACAAGAAGATAAGATTTCATATGTATTAGCTGATAAAAATTTATTGTCAGATTCTACAGGAGGCGGTGTTGTAGCTTCTGTACCTCAGGTTTTAGGAACACAAATTGCTCGTACCGAAAAGTATGGCATTAGTTTTAATCCCGAGAGTTATGTTCAATGGGGATATGACAGATACTTTACTGACGTAAAACGTGGCGTGGTTATTCAACTACGTGGTAATTCATATTCTAATGAGGAACTTAAGGTTGTATCTGAAATGAATATGAGAACTTGGTTTAGAGATACATTTAATGAGTCATTTAATACTCAAAAACTTGGTGGATTTGACCCTTATTTAAATGAGTATGTATTGTCAAACAATACAATTGAAATACCATCAAATCCTCAGTGTTTAAATTGTGGTATTACTCAGACATTTACATTGTCGTCTGCAATAAGTGCAACAACAACTTATTGTGTTGACTTAGGTCCAACGGTAGGATTAACAGATATTAACTATACTGTTTCTGCAATAAGCGGAGGTAGTAATTTTCAAATAGTAGCTACTTATAATGGCACACCACATACTACAGGAGTAGTTACAACAAGTGGAACATTGTCATTTACTAAAAATAACGTATCAGTAGAAACTGTAACTCTTGTAATAACTTATATAGGAAATATTACATTAGGCGTTGAGGTAGAATGTCCTCAGGCGGCATCTTTAAGTATTGTTCAAATAGTACTTACAAATGATTACGATTCAGGTCAGACTATTAATTCTCAATATAGATATGTAAGTGGCTCATTTATATCTCCACTACAATCTACTTTAGTTACATTTGCTAGCGGAACTGCAAATCCACTTGTGTCTTTATATAACATAACAACAAACTACGTAGGTACAGGTGGTTTCCCTCCTGCGGGGAGTACAATGAGTTTAATTTCAAATAAACTTGCTACTGATACTTTTGTATTTAATCCTGTTACTGACAAATTTAGATACCTTACTAGCGATACTTTGTATAATAATACAACAGCAAACATAAATTCATTATTAGCACTAGCAACCGTTGCCACTCCAAATCAAGGAGGTGGCGATAATAATTATGCAAACTTTACGGTGCCTGCTCTTCAAGATTACTTGTATTTGGTATGGGACTTTAGGTCTTCGGTTGCTGTAGAGTTATGTTATTCTACTTTAAATACAGAGGATGCTTGTTGTGGTTGTGAATTAGCCCCTATATCATACAATTGTATTGATGGTAATTGTATAGACCCGGGAGATGGAACAGGGACGTATGATAATTTAGAATCTTGTGAAGCTAATTGCTCTGCACCTACAACGGTTAGATTAGATTGGAATGTTGGTAATCAATCAGGAGGAGCATTGACAATATTTAATAACGTTGGGTCTCAATTATTAAATGTTACGTCTACAGCAGGAGGTGCTCAGAGTGGAACAATATATCCTTTGATAAGTGAGTTACCTTACACCATACGTGGTGAGTGGGTATCGGGTTCAGGGAATATTATACAATTTAACTTATGCGATATAACAGCAGGCGGAACAATATTTACAAGTGGAGAAATTACTAGCGTAGAGGGTTACGAAGACTATTTGGTTACACCAACACCTACTTACGGTTTAGTAAATTTAACTGCACAAAATGTAACACCACCTACTTGTCCTGTATAATTAAAATAAAATATAAAAAATGGCAACAAGTTCAACATATTATTTAAACGCACCTTCACTTGGGTCGGCAACTGCCGTATTTACAAATAACACACTAAGTACTTGTGCTCCTGATGGTTTTTATTCAGACGGAGTAATTACAAGAGAGCAAGTAGGATGTATTTTATTACCACAGCAAACTTGCCCTACGTGTGATGGCGTTTCATATAATTGCGTTGAAGGAACTTGCACGGACCCGGGAGATGGTAGCGGAACTTACCCTACATTAGTAGCTTGTCAAGCAGCTTGTGGTTCAGGGGTATCTTATAATTGCATAGATGGCACTTGTGTTGACCCCGGAGATGGTAGTGGAGCATACGCAACATTAGGGGCGTGTGAGGGTGCTTGTAATCCTGAGGTATACACTATTGACTCATTTGCGACAGGCTCATCGGCTACTGCTTGCAGTACCGGAAGCCCATCGGTTACTATTTATGCACTACCGGGATATACGGTTCCTATGGTTGGTATGATTTTTTATACCAATATAGCTTTAACAACCCCCTTTGTTGGCGGGGCAGGATGGCGTAAATTTACAAATGGCGTCACAAACTATGCAGGAGAGGTTGATGCTACAGGAGAACTTACTAATTATGTAACTTGCTAATAAATAAATATGCCAAATTATACATTATCATATAGCGATACAGTCGGGGGATGGGCATCCTTTTATTCTTATTATCCTGATTGGATGATAGGTATGAACAACTACTTTTATACGTTTAAAGGAGGTAATCTTTATAGACATAACGTAAATGCTAATAGGAACACGTTTTACGGCACTTTTACGCCATCGTCTATACAAAGTGTGTTTAATACGGCACCCCTTGAAAACAAGCTATTTAAGACCATTAACATACAGGGTGACGCTGCTTGGGCTGCGACATTAGAAACAGACTTGCAGTACTCAGGGTATATCCAATTAGATTGGTTTTCTAAGAAAGAGGCTGCTTACTTTGCGTTTATAAGAAACAACTCGGTTGGCGAACTTGCCTTAAGAAGTGTTAATGGTATTGGTAAAAGCTACCAAGTAACGGGTTCGGGCGTGGCTGTTATTGTTAAGTTTGCTGTAGAAATAGGGAGTATTATTAGTATTGGAGATTATTTGTACTATTCAGTATCTCCTTATGTAACACCAATACTTGCGGGAAAGGTGACAGCTATAACTATTGATACAGTAAGTTCAATCAATCAACTTACTATAGATACCACAATTTCAGGAACAACACCTATACCAATACAAGATGCATTTTTCTTGTACATCAAAAACTCAGTAGCTGAGTCTCACGGGGTGTTAGGACATTATTGTACATTTACACTATCAAACAATTCTACGAGTAAAGTTGAATTGTTTGCAGTGCAGTCAGATGTTATGAAAAGTTTTCCTTAAATTTAATATCTTTGTAAGAATATGGAATTGTATATACGAGAACTGAACGAAACAGACTACGATGAGATACTTGTAGGATGGTGGAAAGATTGGGGATGGAGTGCTCCTTCAAAGGACTTTCTTCCTCGTGATGGTAGAGGTGGTATAATGGTTTTAGATGAGGAGGTTCCGGTTTGTGCAGGGTTTATGTATATTACCAATTCAAAAGTGGCTTGGGTAGATTGGATAATATCGAACAAGGAATATACTAAGAAGCCACAAAGAAAAGACGCCATTAAGTTATTGGTGTCAGCGTTGACGGATATATGCAAAACGGCAGGCAGTAAATATATTTACGCATTAATAAAAAATGAAAGTCTTATAAATACGTATCAAGAATTAGGATATGTAAAAGGCGGAAATTATACAACAGAAATGATAAAAAAATTATAATATGGCAGCAGTAACAGCAGCAGTAATCGGTGCAACAGCGGCAATAGCAGGGACTACAATGTCATTTGTTCAAGCAGGTGAGCAAAAAAAAGCACAACGTCAAGCTGAAAAAGATGCGAGTGAAGCAATGGCTAATGCACGTAAAAAACTTGAGACAAATTTTTATGCTGCACAAAGTATTAAAAAAGAACCATACGAATTAGAAAGAGAGGCGTTATTGGCTCAAGGGGCTGAGGCTATTCAGGCGGGTGTAGAAAGTGAAAGAGGTGCGGCTGCAACAGCAGGTCGTGTTCAATTAGCACAACAACAAGGTCAAGCAGGAGTTAGAACAGCTATGGGTCAAGAGATAACTGCATTAGAAAATAAGCAATTAGCAGAGCAAAGTCGTTTAAATGATATTGGTGTTCAATTAGATTTAGGACAAGTAGAAGGTGCACAATTAGCTGCAGCAAATGCACAAAAACTAGGAGCCCAAGCAATGCAGCAGGGTTTTCAAGGATTAACAAGTGTTGGACAACAAGTAGCATCAGCAGTACCATTATTTGCGGGAACTGCAACCCCTTCGGTTTCAACACCTAACACAATATCGCAACCTGTTATAACTCCATCTTTTACTAATTCATTAAGAGCATCTACGGCTGTACCGGCAACACAAAATACTATTGGAATGCAAACTGCAGCTACTCCTCCACCTATAATGCCTCTTTACTTACAAAAACAACAAGATTTTAGATTTTATAATAATCCATATACGTATAACGACCCTTTTAATATATACGGTAAAAGAAATTAAACTATGTCAACATATTATAAATATGCAGAACGAAGTGCGGATAGTCAGGTAAATTGGGCTGAGATAGGTAAGGGTATATCTGATATGCTTACTGACGAAGTAAAAATTCGTGAGGAAAAGAAGGCTGCAATTGATAAATCGACTCGTGAGTTTCAACAAACTTTACAAAATGCCCCTCAAGGTCAGTTCCAAGATGCTAATAAGTTTACAAATGACTATGCTCATTCTATGATGGAACAGCAAATGATTGATAATAAGTTATTAAAGTCGGGCAAAATGAAGTTGCAGGATTATACTTTAAGAAGACAAAACTATATAGACGGAACAAATACGTTATTTGATTTACAAAAATTGTATCAAGAGAATTATAAGCAAAAAATGGAAGGCATCCAAACCAAGGAGTTACAACCATTGACAGGTGCTAATATGGCATCTGTTGAGGGTTTTGGTGATTTTTCAAAATCAAAAGCCGTAATTGACCCTGCAACAGGAGTTGTAAATGTTGGTATATTAGAACCCGACCCAAACAATGAGGGTGTAATGAGATTAACCAATGATGTAGTTCCTGTTAATGTTATTAGAGGAAAAATATTAACAAATATACCTGCATTTAAGGTTGAGGAGGCAATGAATAGTACTGTTAAAACATTAGGCAATAGAATAAGAGTATTACAAGGAATTGCTACTCAAACAAAAGCGGGAAGTATTACAAAATTAACAGGAGGAGCAATAGATTCTGCAAAATATCCTCAATTTAAAGATGACGTAGATAAATTTAATAAAGCAATAGATGAAACTGTAAAATCTTATTTTGCTGACCCATATCATTTGTCATCTGTACTTACAATGCAGGTAGGTAATTATGATGGTACATCATTTACATATGACAAAGAATTAGCTAAAAAAGACCCAAGCAAATTGCTTTTAAAAATTAATCCAAGCACCGGGCTTGGTATATTAGATGAATCAGGTGCTCACTATAAAGCACAAGAACAAGAAGCTAAAGATTGGGTTAAGACTCAATTGTTAGCTAAGATGGATAACAAAGTAGAGGTTGATTTAGGAGGATTTGCTCCACAACCAAGACAGCCGTCTCAATATGAATATGAAAGAGCCGATGCTAGAAAAACAGCTAGTGTTTTTGGTGAAAACATATCTAATTTAATGACAGGAGATGCATCAAAAATGGAAGCTGCTAAGAATTATTTTGAAGCAATACCAAATGTTGAAAGTGTAGTAAAAGATAAGAATGTTATAACGGTTACGACTAGAAATAAAGATGGTGAATCGGTTACGCAGTCAATATCATTAAATCCAAATAACGCAAGAAACACAGGGCAAGCATTGGCTAAGTTGTTAAATGTTGACAAATTACCTGAAGATATGGTTTCGGGATATGTTGACAGATTTAATTCAAATAAAAAGATTAATTTAGTCGATAGTTTCAAGGGTGGAAAAACAATTCAAGGGTTTGATGTATCTGTTAATACAGCAGGGGTCGGTTCAAAATACTAATTGATATAAAATAATAATATGAACGAGCAAGCAATACAAGATGCGTATAAGTTATTTGTTGAACAAGGATATGGCAAAAGCATTGATGACTTCAAGAAATTAATTTCTACCAATCCTGATGCATTGAATGATTCTTATAATTTATTTAAGTCTCAAGGATATGCTAAAAGTATAGATGACTATAAAGGTCTTATGGGTGTTGGTGCTCAGTCTCAAGGTGAGTTAGTTAAGAAGGACTATAAAGGTCTTATGGGTATTAGTGCTGACATTCAAGTAAAAAAAAAAGAACAACCTATACCATTGGAACCACAATTGGCTACTCAACAGCCAACAACTCCACAAAGTCCTATGGCTTTACCTTCGGAAGATTCTTTCTTGGCATCACAAAAACAACTACCGAAATTTGAGACCACTCCTTTAAAGAAGGACGCAAAAGAATTTATTAAATCTACCAATGAAACTTCAGATAAAGGTAGTTATATAGGTAATTTAGGTACTAAGGCATTATCAGGACTTACTTCACTAGAAAAGATGGTTGCTTCGCTTCCTGAAACGGTTATAAACGTTGCTTCTATACCACAAAATGCAATAGCTTGGGCTACAGGTTGGGACATTGCTGCTAATGCTGATACATTTAAAAACACATTAGGGATAAGCAATCCTGTTTTAGATAAATTAAACGAAGAGGAAAAAAGACTTGGTGCTGAATCAGCAAAATTTAACAAAGAAAGATACGAAAGTACCGGAATAGTTGATAATATACAAAAAGGAAACTATGGCGATGCATTTGAATTATTAGGAAGCAGTATTGTAGAATCTGCTCCTGTAAGTATAGCAATGATGATTGGGGGAGCAACACTTGCTCCCGCAGAACTTGCTGCAATTAGTACTGCAGGATTCCTTGAAAGCAATAGAGAACAATTAGGAGAAGAAAATCCTAGTATGTCTGAGATAGAAAAGAATGTAAAGGCTTTAGGTATGTCTGCGGCTGAAACAGTATTTAGTGCAATTGGCACAGGTACAATTGGTCAAGTTTATAAAGATATTATTAAAAAAGAAGGTGTAGATGCAGGTAAGGTTATTTTTAAAGATGGGTTAGTGGAAATGTACAAGGGTGCATTAAAAAAATATGGTGCACCAATTGGTCTATTAGGAGAAGGCATTGAAGAAGCGGCTACTCAAATTACTCAGAATGTACTTAGTAATAAACCTACATTCCAAGGTGTTGCAGATGCATTTGTAACCGGTGCGGGAAGTGGTGTTGTATTTAGTGCTCCTATAACTGCAATTAATGCAAAAAAACAAATAACAAATACGGTACAAACCTATAAGTCTAAGCAGAAAATAGGTGAAATTTTAAAAGACAAGCCTGAAGATTTAATACAAGTATTTAATGTTCCTAAAGATAATCCTATCACCGTTGACCAAGTTGAAATTGCTAATACAAATAAGTCAAGAGATGTATTAGAGAAAAGCCTTAACAAGCAAGTAAAAGACGGAGTAATTACTAATGATGATGCACAGCAATCTTTATATGTATTTGATAAAGTTCAACAAGTATCAAATGCAGTAAAAGATTTAAAAGTAACTCCTATTGAAAAAACAGAAGTTGCAAATTTATTAAGAAAGAGAAGTGATTTAAAAACTCAAATTGAAGGAAAAGAAGATATACTTGTTGTAAAAGAAAAACAACAAATAGATGAAATAAACAAACAAATTCAGGATATAATTCTTAATTCAAAATCAGAACAAGATGCCATTCAAGAACAAACAACAGATGAAAGCGTGCTACGCACAGGGGAACCCCAAGTGGGATTGCAAGAAGTGGGCGAAGGAAACGTCCAACCTGAAGTCGCTACCGCAGGGACCGAAAGCCAAGTCCTTACTAACGAGGAACAGGAAAGGAAAGTAGCCTTAGAAAATGCTTTTGAAACTCCAAATACCGAGGACAATACAATTACTATTGGGGAAGAAGTTATACCAATAAAAGATGCTCAGTCTGAATTAGATGCATTGACGAACAAAGAGGTAGTAAGTATGGAGGAGAAGTTTGGAAAAGAATTTCCAACTGCACCGACTACCGACCAAGGCGTTTCAGTAACAAACAAATCTGCTGTTGATGACATTAAAACAAAAACAACAGACAAGGGAAGAGTTAAAGTTATTGAAGCTGCTCAAAGAGTTTTAAAGACACTCAAGTCAGTTCTTCCAAACTTTGATATTGTATTGCACGATAACGAAGGAAGTTACAACGCAGCGATGGAAAGTTTTGGTGGTGGTGTAGGAACAAGAGGTAATTTTTTAGATAACGGAGATGGCACGGGTCGTATTGATATTAACTTAAGCAAAGCGAATAGTAGAACAGTAGCACACGAAGTTGCTCACGGAATTATGCTTAAAACATTTGGTGACACTCCTACATTGTTTAAAGGGTTTAGAGATAGAATATCCAAGGTTTTGAATGAAAGTTCAAACAAGAAGTTGATGGACTTTGCTAGTAATTATGCAGGAGACGTTACTTATGAAGAATACCTTGCAGAGTTAACCGGTATGTTAGAGCAAGAAGAAACTAATTTATCAGTTAATACGTTACAAAAAATTGCTGCTATTATAAATGAAATAGTTTCAAAATTAACTAATGGTACATTCAAACCTTTTGAAGACGTTAAAGATACCAAGCAAGTAGTTGATTTCTTTAAGAATATATCTCAGTCAATTCGTAAAGGAGAAGAGATAAGTCCTGCTGATATAGAGGTTATACAAGAAGGATTATCATTACCAATTGGAAGTCCTACTACAATTACTAAAAGTCAAAAGGGAGGAAGTCTAACATTTACTAAAGACCCATTACCATTATCATTTGTTACAGAAGCTGATAAAATTGATATCAATAAATTAATTGACGAGATTATTGATAAGAAACAAAACGTTTGGTTTTGGATGGCTGACCAATTAGGTCGTGGTAATTACTACGATGCTGTTATTGGTAATGACCATTATTTAGATGCGGGACCAAGTTTTGCATTAGACCCTAAGAATAGAAGTAAAAATATTTTATGGGCAAGTGGTTTACCTGATAAGACATTACAAAATCAGATAGATAAAGCTGATTACATATTCTTTATAAGCGGGTCTCCTGAAAAAGCAAAGTTATTTAATAGAAGAGTTTTGGATTTAATTGCAAGCAGAATAAATAAGACATCCGATTTCAATTCTTTCAAGGACGCTATGAACAACTTTAAGACAGAGACAAATGAATTAAAAGATATTAAAGATGCATTAGTTAAAATTAACTCATTTGATGAGTTAGCTAAAAGTCCAAAAAGAAAGTCTTTCTTAATTGCAATTGATAATGTTGGTAAAAACAAAACAACACCAAAGGGTTCATTAAAAGAATTATTAGGCTCATTCAATGCATTTATAGATTATAATGAACTTAGAGATGGTTTTTATAAAGAGAATGATTTCGCACAAAATGATATTATGCTTGTTGGTAAGCCAACAGGATTGGGTGGTAGTGCTCCGCATTCAACATATGAGACTGCTATTCTTGGTGAAGTAGTTGGTGTACCTGATACCAAGATTAACTCTTGGAATATAATGCCACAAGCATTAAGAGATAAGTATCAAGCAGTAATAGGAGGAAGAGAAACTAAGACTAAGGCTATGCAAGCTAAGGTTATTGCTGCTGAAACGGGAGTGGTAAGAGGTCTTGAGGCTCAACCAACTGAAGTAAAAGCAGAAGTTAAACCTACTGAAGTGTCTTCAAAGACACGAAAGTCGAAATCTCAATTGATTGGTCGTAATGCAAAATTATCTGCAACCGTTAAATTCAATTTGAATTTAGCTGAAGAAATGGCTAGCAACAAAATGTCTGCTAAGGATATTAGATTAGCTACAGGTTGGGAGAAAGGATTAGATGGGAAGTGGAGATATGAGATTCCTGATGGTAAATTTAAAGACCTTGACATTAATGATTTAAAAAGAGAGGTAGAATCAGACGGAACAGTTGTTGAATCAGCTAAGTTATCGGATGTATTTGATGCTCCTGATTTATACCAAGCATATCCTGAGGCAAAAGATATAAAAGTTGTATTTAAAAAATTGCCTGAAAGAAACTATGGTTCATTTAATATTAGAGATAATAAAATTACGGTAAACAAAGACTTGTATAATAATAAAAGACCTGAAGCAGATATGACAATGCTTCACGAAATACAACATTATATACAGAATATAGAATTGTTTGAAAGAGGTTCAAACCAATCATATACTCCTATTGTGATGAAGTATATTGTTAAGGACTTTAAAAATAAAGTTGATATTCAAAAAGAAAAATATGATAATGTCAAAAGATTTTATCCTGATAATAAACAAGCAATAAAAGATGCACGTGAGTTATACAAGTTTACTAAAGACAGGTATGCAAAAATTAAAGAGTTAACCTTTGATAAAAAAGAGAAGAAATTAAAGCAAGCAGTTAAAGATATGGGTAAGGAAGTCGGTAGGGCTCTATTTATTGACGATATATTTAAAAGAAAAGCTGCAGATGCGTATAATCTTTATTATAGAGTAGCCGGAGAGGTTGAAGCAAGAAATGTTGAATATAGAAACAAATTAACTCCTGAGGAGAGAAGAAAAACTCTCCTTTCTGAAACAGAAAATATTGATAGGGAAGACCAAATTATGTTTGACAATAGTGACTTAATGTTTACTGAAGAGGTTAAGGATATGGAAAAGAAGTTTCCTATATCTAAGTCGCAAGTAGAGGCTTATCACGGTGCTCCGCACGATTTTGATAAATTCTCTACATCAAAAATTGGAACAGGAGAAGGTAATCAGGCATTTGGTTGGGGATTGTATTTTACAACTTTAAAAAATATTGCACAGTATTATGCCAATGCTTTAGCCGCACCATCACGTCTTGTTTTAGATGGAGTTACTTTAAAAGAATTTTTAAAGAAAAAAGGAGAAGAAAAAAATTACAGAAATGCTACTGAAGATGGTAATCCAAATTTAGATTTTTGGATAAAAGAATTAATATATGGAGTTGAAGAAGCTGATACAAAAGAAGAGGCACTTAAAGCTATAGGTGATAAAAGAAAAGAAGTAGAAGACAATATAGAATATGTTAATCAAAAAATAAAAGATAAAGAGTTCTTGGATGCTGCTGATATTAAGATGACTGAAAGTAGTGCAAGAGGTCTTAATAGATTATTACAAGACTTAAACTTCCTTTATGAATCTATTAATGAGGCTAAGGAGTATAAGGCTAAGCCGACTAAATTTGTTTATCAAGTATCACTTCACGATGGAAAGAATCCTAATGAATATACTTGGTTAGAATGGGATAGACCTATTAAAAAAGATGTTAGAGATAGAATATTAGAAAGATTTATACAAGAAAACGATATTTCAAAAAAGGTGTTGTTGTTTCAAGCAGAAGACGGCATACGAGATGCTGAT